GCGGCAACCCATGGATCACCTGTGTTATCACGCCAAGTAAGCAATGCTCGACATTTCCCAGTCATTTGCGTTTCTGACTTCTTGCGCCAGCCGCCAATCGGTCTGAGAGTGTTCTCAAACCAGCGTACCAAGTTGGCGTCAAACCACCGGCCAGCAGACTGGTATTCAGTGCCGTTTCGGTACACGCCAGGTGGGATCTTGAGAGGTATGAGTGCCATAGCTGAATTATGCTGTTTCTGTTGACAGATTGGACACGAATGAAAGTGTGGCAATGACTGATGGAACTACTGGCCTAGTCGGTGAGCTGCTAGCCGCGTAATGCTCAATACTGACGCCAACATCTGTTGGCCGCCACATGATCTCCACATAGTCATTGGCCAACAGGCTTACAAAAAAGTTCAGCGCGGCAATGGTGTGATATGGATCGCCAGCACCTTTCCTTGGCGCAAAGCCAAATCTGCTATTTGATTTGTCAATGTTTGTGCCGTTCTTGCGAAACCAAACATCCACATCTTGAGATGCATTAGTGGTATTTGTAAACTGGATACTGAATTGCAAGTTATATAAACCAGCCTGAGACACATTGAGTCTTGACGAATTAGACAATGTCACGCCATTACTGAAGTCGGTAGTGTCAAAGGTGATTGCATAGGCCGTTGTTGTATTGGCCGCCACTTGATCTGTGCCGTCTTGAAACGCTCCATATGGGTTGTTGATCCACTTACCGCCACGCTGTCCAAAGATAGCTGAAAAGATGGCCGTTAGCTTTTGAAAGTACACATTCAGGCCACCAAATGAAGTGCCGAAAAAGCCTTGGTCATAGGTAGGCGTAGGCGTGCCAAGGTTTGGCTGTGCCGGTGTGCTTATCTGCTGACCAAGGTTGAGTGCCAATTAAGCCACCAAGCCGTTCAAATAGGTAGTCTTTCCAGCAACCTTGGTGGCCGTCAATTCTTGCTTCTTGAGGTTGTTTGGGTCATAGCTGACATGAACCCATCCGCTGTCGGGAATTCCTGATGTGTAGAACTCCAAAATTAATTGGGTGTACTCTAGGTTATCCATGATCCACTGCGCCAGCTCCGCGTTGGGGACGCCAGGGATCTCAATGTCTGCCGCCATACCCTTGCAGTGGTCGCTGGTCTTAGACCCGCCAACAGCCGCATTGGACTCAGGGCTGCGATAAGCAGAGTTCACCTTGACACCCTTGCCGTAATGATCACGCACAGGCTGAAGCACCTTTTCGCACAGTGTGCGTAGGTTTTCTGTAGCCTCATCATCAGGCGTATTGTCAAAGCCCATGCGTATTGCAGTTTCTGATTTGCACATCTCATGCAGGCTGAAGTTGGCGCTTAATTGAGTCATTTCATGGTCCTTAAGGTTTCGTAGGTTTGGATGCAGGCGTTGAGCTTGCGGATGGCGGTGTCTCCCTCGCTGGCGAGCCTGACAAGATCATCAGCAGTCTTTCGGTCAAGTTCGGCTCGTGTCTCTCCGCTGTGATCTCCGCTGGCAGTGGCGGCATCACTGGTGGCTGATACGGCGCACTCGGGGGCTTTGACAGGAATGAACAGCCTGCGCTCGCCAGTAGCAATATCAGCACGCAACTTGTCTTCTTTAGCCTTTGCAACATTGTTCGCCTTTCGTAATGTCTGACCATAAGTCTGCGCCACTTGCGCCATCGCCTGCTCAGTCTCCCTTGCCTTGGCGTTTAGCGCGGCTATCTCGACTTGCTGGCGCGTGTACTCGTCATGCTCACCCTTGAAGTATCCACCACCGAATGATGACAGCACCGCCATGACGATGCCGAGGATCACCCAAGGGTTAAACAGACTCATGCTGCTGGTGGCTCATCATTGTCAGTAGCCTCTGCCTTGGCGCTTGCATTGGCAATCGCCTTGACTCCTGACCGGCCAGCGACACCGCCAAGCACGCCAGTGATGAAGACCATGATGGTGCTGATTTGTTGGGTGTACACCTTGTCGATGGCCGCCATGCTGCCATTCATAGGCTGCTGGACAAATGAAACTGAATAGAGAAACATACCCATGGATGCCAGTAGGATGGTCACCAAGACCACGATAACGAAAGCCCATACTCTGACCTCAATCTCGTCAGCATTGAGGCGATTATTCGGTTTGTATCCAATGGTTGCCATTATTTCTTCTCCTCTGGTTTAACAAGCATTTCTGGGCAAGTACCAGCAGCAGTGCATATTGGTGGCTTGCATTCGGCATTTTGCCAATTGAGTGGATCTTGGCAGGGGTAGCGGTAGCGATCATCGCAACCAGTCAGCACCACCAGCAAGACCGACAGAATCCAAATCTCATACACATTCATTTGTCTTTATCCTTTCGCTGTTGCGCCTCAATCTGCCGTCTGAGTTTCTCTAGCTTTTCCAATTGCACCTTGGTGTCGTGCTTGGCCTCCAAGACATCAAGATAAAGCATACCAAGCATGGGCAACAACAATGCGACAAGAACAACGGCTGCTACCCATCCCACGATTTCTTCCCCAATTGGCCTACGAACAGAAACCACATCCACAGGTATAGGAGGAGGATCAAAGTTGCTGCGAGGTATGCTGACTTTGCTTGGAAGTCTCTTTTTGCCTCCTGCCGTTGCCATGCCTTGTACCTCTCTTTAGCCTCTTCCTTTAACCTAGCATTCTCCTGTTCTTCCTTGATGATGTCTCGCATCTCAAAGGTTTTTGAATAGATCGCACCCATCTCGGGTGGGGACTGATAGACCATGGTTTCCCTGATGGTCTTCTCCAACTCTGCCATCTGATCCAGCGCCATCACTCGTTTAAGTGCTGCCTCCATGAGGTTGGCGTCTGGGTCGTAGATGTTCTTGCTCTTCTCTTCCTCTTCCCTAATGTGAGCAGCCAGCTTCTCTTGCAACTTGAAAAACTCGGTGAGCTGTGCAACCACATCAATCATCACCTGAGTCTCATTGACTGCTACATACTTTTCCTTTTTGCGCGTCTGTTGGACAGGCTGTTGGGTCTTTGGCTTTGATCCGAATAGCTTTGCCCAGAATCCTTTGACCTCGTTGGCAACACCAATAGCTTCTTCAACAGTGGACTTGACCTCCATGAATGAGGACTTGGCCTGCTTGTACAGCTCGCATCCCTCTTTGATTGCGGCAACGCAGGCGTTGGCTGCAAATAGGATGGAGATGGGGTCCACATCGTTACAACCCCAACAGCTTTTTCACAATGTCGGCGGCAACGCCAGGCCCGAACAAGATGGCGGCAATGACGATATAGAGCTGTATCTCAATCTTCTGCATCCTGCCCTTGCCACTTTCCAGCTTCTCTTCGATGGATTTATATCTCTCACTACAAATCGCCTCGTGGACGGCAAATTCCTTTTCGATGGACTCGCTCATGGCATTGCTGCTTTGATTTCGTCTGTAGTCGTTGCCGCATCAATTGCTACTTGCATGGCCGCGTACTTGGCTCGGATGACTTGTCTTGCTTCCTCTGCGCCATCAGTTTGTCCAGGTATTTGCTTGGCGATAGCGTCATCATAAGGCTTGAATTCTTCTGACCGAGCCTCTCTGCGCTTGTCGTGAGCAATGGTTTTTGCTTTGTCAATGTTGATGGTAATCATTCAGAATACTCCCATGCGTTGCGGAATGTGCGATCTGTTGGCATATCTGACGTATCAATGATCTTGTATGGCTTGCCAGAGGGAACATCCTTTTCCGCGAGCGCCTCTATTGTGTTTCCTTCTTGGGCAAGCCACTCTGGTGCTGGAATAATGACTGCTACACCGCCATCATCAGTTGGGTAAATGATTTTTTTCATGGTTGTCCTTATCGTATAAAAATTGCGGAAACATCATTCATGTCTACGGCTGTACCGCCTGATGTAGTTCCAGTATTAAATCTAAATGCTGTAGTAGATAACAATGTTGGTACAGTTGCAGAGCCACTTAGCTGAGCACCTGATTGCATACCACTAGCGTTTCCGTTACAAGCCAATGACCAAGCATAAGACGTATCAACCATTGCTGTTGCAAAGTTAACTGTGTAACTTCCTGTGCCATTATCTGTAATGCTTGAAACATTACCACTTGCTCGAATTGTATTTCTTAGTATTGTTACGTTTCCGCTGGTGGTAGTGGATGCCACTGTTGTAACAGTAAATGTGTTTGCATCGGCAACTGTTACTACTGTATATATCCCGTCAAGTCCTGTGCCAGTTGTGAAATCAAGGTTAACAGAACTTCCTACAAGAAGACCATGTGCAGTTGCGGTTACTGTCAATGTTGTGCTTGGGGAGGTTCTAGAATATGTGCCTGAGAGGTTTGTGTTGGCTGTGCCGTTGAAGTTTACCCATGCACGACAGCCATAAGCAGTAGCGGCAGAGCCGTAGCCTGAATTGAACAGCAAGTTACCGCTGGAGTCGATACGCATACGTTCTGTTTTTGCAGCATTTCTAAATATCTGAGTGTCTGCATCAATATAGTTAAACGATGTTGCGTTGTACCCAATAATTAACTCTGCAACACTTCCAGAAAGAGTATGAAGTTTTCCAGTAATTCCTGTTGTGATTCCAATTGCAACATTACCGCTGGAATCAATACGCATAGCCTCAGCACCGCCCTCAGCAAAAGCAATGGTGTCAGCGGCAGGGAAAAATATGCCTGTGTTGGTGTCACCTGTGGTGGTGATGGCAGGAGTTCCAACTGCTCCCGCTGGAAAGACAACACCACCAGTTCCTTTTGGTGTAAGTGAAATTCCAATGTTTGTGTCGCCACCTGTGGCAGATAGTGTTGGCGCATTACCAGTCGCTGCATTTGCCAAAGTTAACTCATTCACAGCAGAGGCTGTTGCAGTCACTTTCAACAGCTCATTGCCGTTCGTATCAATGACATCACCAACCAGCTTCATCTTTTTGCCTGATCCAATGTTCAAGCCAACTGATGTGCCAGTACCAGCAGCCGCAAAGACAGAGTCAATGCTGTCTAAGTCGGTATTGATCTTTGTACCCCATGTATCTGTTGACGCGCCAACCTCTGGCTTTGTCAACAATAGGTTTGTGGTGGTGGTATCTGCCATTCTTTAATCC